CCCTATCAGTAAAACTATTTTTTGGTATATACATATACGCCTATAATTTAAATCTTGGATCTAATTCTTTATGAACACCCCATTTCATAAACGAAACTGGAACTATAAAAGCAATAATTTTGCTAAATTTAGCGGCATGATTAAAAAAATCTATTGCTAATTTTGATCGTTTACCAAATGGAGGATTACCAATTGTTATATAATCTTTATAATCAAATGTTAAAGACAAAAAATCAGCTTTAACAATATGTTCTCCTTCAGGTGCAATGTCATATGCTTCATAATTTTTTAAATATGTAAGAAAATTTCCTGAGCCAGCAGAAGGTTCAAGGAATTTATTATTTTCTATCTATGGATAAAATTGTTTTAAAAAATTATAGCACTGTTCGGCTACTTCTGGTTTAGTATAAAATTTATCTAAATTTGCCATATTATCACCTATTATTATTTTATATATCCGCGAATTGAAGGGTTATTTAGTCCACCGCCATTCTGCCATCCAATAGCAATTCTAATTTTTCCTGCGTAAAAACCTAATTTTTGCCGCGATGTCATTGTCACTTTTCCATTATCATAAAGTTTCATAAGCTGCTCTTTAGAGTAAACATCTTTAATTGTGCCTTTGGCATAATTAAAAACAACTAATTTATCTGGAATTTGTTTATTACAAATACTTTTAGTTACAGCATCAATAACAAATTGTCGCTCCATTTCTGGATTATCTTTTAAATAATTAAAAAAGTCTTTAGTAAATCTAACCCGTGTTCTTTTTTCAGCATTAGTATAATTTTTATACCATTCTTTTTCATTTTTTTCAGTAAAGCTAGCAAGTTCTTGACTTATGGGAGAATTATTTTCATAGTTTAGATGTTCTCCAAAATGTTCTGCTAAAGCCTTATATAAACCGTCTTCTACCATATAATCTTTATATGTTTTTGGCAGTCCATATCTATTTTTTGTATTAAATAAAGTTGTATTAAACCAAGTTCCATTGCTATCGGTTTCTACAAATTTTATTTCTATGATCTCTTCATTAATAAGAAGATCCCCATCAGCAGTATTAGTTTTGTTGCCAATCCACTCGATTGTCGTAATTTCTCCATATCTTTTTTCATACTCTTTAACAAAATTTAAAGCATAATGTAAAATCTTGCTCCAGTCAGAATCCGGAATATGCTCTGGATAAGGATTAATCTGAGGGAGACTTTTCTTAACAATAACAATAGCCTGTTCCGATCCTTTACCATACCATTGATTATCGGACTTTTTATTTGCCATAAAGTACATTCCTTTCATATTTTCTATAATAATTATAGTATAAATTTTAAGGATTGTCAATTATTACTTTTTTAATAATTTGAGGAACATTAAAATATATTCCATTATTATAATTACGATTAGTCTCGCTTAGAAAATATTTATCTTCTAATCCTGCATGAATTAGAAATCGTTTTACTGCATTAATAACTCCTTTAATATTGGAGTCATATGGACCGCCGCTATCTCCGCCATGAATATAGGTCATAAATAACATCTCGTTAATATCCGCAATATATGCTTCCATATTAGCTCCTTTAATTATTGTTAGAAAAAAATTCACGAATATTGAACCATTTATTTTCTATTAGATTGCCGATCTCATCAATGGTTCCGCCCCATCCATTCGTTTTACACCGAACATACTTACCTTTTAAATCTTCCCAACGCTCTACGCCAACTGTATCCATAATTTTCATCATAGCTACTAGTCCATCACCCGATTCTGCTTTGAATTCTTTTGCACCTAAATATCCATGACCGATACAATATCCTCCAAAGCTACAGCCCCAGCCAGCGCCTTCAAGTATTAAATCAAAAGTCAAACAACCATGATCGGCCATAGAAATACGTGTACTTGTAATTTTTGCATTCTCAATATCCATATTTACCTCAATTATTATATTATAAATTTTAGGGATTATCAATTATATAGAATCTTTGAAATTCATAATCACCATCTTTAATGCCGTGCCAATAACTATTACATTTATATCCTCCATAATTTTTTATATAATATATAGGAACATATGGAGCATTGGAACAATTATAATACATAGCATAATTCTGTAAAACTTCTTTAACGAGCGTTTCATCTATCTTTTTATTTAAATCTAAACATAAATATAAACATTCATTACGATTACATTGTTTATTTCTAAAAGGCATCAATTGAATAATATAAATATTTGTATCAGTATAATTAAACCAATATTTATAATAGTCAGCATTATCAATTTTATTTTTAATAATTAATTTTTGTAATATATTTTTATAAGTATCTGTATTTAATGCTTGGCTTATTTTTGTTAAATCTTGATTAAAGAAAGTGGCGCCAATTTCAAAAATATCAATATCCTTTATATTGAGAGGAATAATACTATCAAATTCCTCTCGTGAATAACTAGCCCACTGCGGTTCAGGTAATTCAAAAGATGGACTAGAAAATTGCGTATCTTTCTTATTTAAAGGCGGATGAAATTTTGTAATATAATATTTTTCATATAACATCATATCGCCATCTGAGTCAAAGGTAGCTATATCAATTCTAGTTACTTTATCATATTCTGAATTTTCTCGTAAATGCTGTTTAAATCGTTCTATGAAATTATTAGTTCGTCCTACATATAATAATTGGTCATTAATATAATATTTGTAAACGTAATATTTATTATCCATCTCAATTATTCAAAATACTAAAATCCACGTTTTCAAACAAGAAGTCTCGGCGTCCCTCAACTTCCGTACCCATCAGCATTTGTAGTGACTCAGCCGCGGCTTCGGCATCACTTATAGTTAAAATTTCCAGACGCCGACTTGTCGGATGCAACATTGAACCCTCCATGTCCTCTGATGTACATTCTCCGAGCCCTTTAAAATGGCTCTGCTCCCATCCTGGCCGAGTTTTCCTTAATTCAGCAAGTTCATCCTCATCATAAGCATAAACATGCTGATTTCCTTTACTCAATCTATAAAGCGGCGCACGTAGCCATCCAAGCCGTCCTTCTTCGATGAACTTTGGCATTAGAACATAGAAAAGAGTGGTAATAAGGCACATGATGTTATAGCCGTCCACATCAGCATCGACCGCAATAGCAACTTTTCCATAGTTCAATTTCTTGCTATTATATCTATCTTGGATACCACATTCAAGTGCCATAATAATGTCAGAGACTTCTTGGTTTTCCAAACATTCATCAAGTGGGTGCTTCATTAGGTTTTTGACCTTGCCGCGCACCGCATATAACGCTTCAGTTTTTACATCGCGCGCGGGCATTAGACCACCCAATGCTGAGTTTCCTTCGCAAATAATAAGCATTGAGTCTTGACCATGCTTTTCGCAATCTTTGAACTTATCAGAAGAAGTAACTTTACGCTTACGTTGCTCGGTTTCCTTCTTCTCCATATTCATAATTGCTTCTCGTGCGCGAGTTGCGGCTGCTTCAGCCTTCTCAATCTTTGTAAGCATCTCTACAATCGCATTAAATTCATTTGAATGCTGAGCCGCCATATCTTTAAGTGCATTGGAGAATGCAGTTGAAGCCAAAGTTCGAAGTGAAGCATTATTAATTTTGGATTTGGTCTGGTTCGCAAAAGAAGGATTTTCTACTTTACAGTTGATTACATAAAATAGATTCTTACGAATATATTCGCCATCAAAAGAAGCATTAGCAAGTGTATTAAATGTTTTAGTTATAGCGCTTCTTGCACCAGTGATTGGGCTACCGCCTTCTGGGCATCTAAGGCCATTTACGAATACATACGCGGTTTCGCGCTTAGTGCCCCACTGAAAGGCAATTTCCAAACTATCTGTTCCATCAGTCGCTGAACCAGTAATAATACTTTTCTGAATTGGCTTTTTAACATTTACAGATACAAAATCAATAATACCATTTTTCGCGCAATAAGTCTTTGTCTCATTTCCGTCAGATACGATAAACTCAATCCCTGGATAGAGATATGAAATATCTTGAATATCTTGGCAAATACGTGAAAACTCATATCCAATTGGGCCATTTGAAAATACTTCCCAATCAGGTACAAAATAAATATCAGTGCCAGACTTCGCATTCTTAGCTGAAGTTTCTTTATATGTACTTAATTCACCTTTAGAAAAAGTAGCCGTTGCTTTTTTACCTTCCCTATAACTAGAAACTTCAAAATAGTAAGAAGAAAGACAAACACAACTTCCTCCAATACCATTCAATCCTGAAGCATTTTTGTATGCGCTATGATCAAATTTCCCGCCAGTATGAGATTTAGTAAATATAGAAACAAGTACATTCTCACCATCTTCACGGATGGCAAATGGTACTCCACGTCCATAGTCTCTTACACGAATCCCATTGGTAGTAGGATAAAAAGTAATTTCAATACGTTTACCGTACCCCGCAAGTGCCTCATCGGTACTATTATTGATAATCTCTTTAAGAGCCTGATATGTTCCTTCGACATCATCTGAGCCAAGGTACATCTGAATACGTGTGCGAACACCTTCTCGGAAAGACAGACTTTGTATTGAGTTTACATCATAAGTTTCTGCCATTCTCTCACCTCTCATCTTTCTCACAATATATTATAACATAATTTTAATTATAGTCAACTATTTACCAGCCTCTAACAAATATACATTTGCGACAATCTTTGGTGTGAGAATCACAGCATCCATAAAAATGATGAAAGATTTTATGAACTAGCTTCATTATTCTATAATGTAAGTGGTCAGATAAGCGCCATTTCATGCTCCCAACTCCTTTAAAGCTTTTTCAAGGCATTCAGACAGTAAATAGCATCTAATTGTACAGTCCATATGCTTACCGGGATTTTTCTTAACCCAGTCCAATGGGGCTTTTACTGAAAACACATCAAACTCATAGGCGGCATCAAAATAAAGAGGAAGATTTTCGCCCACATATTTTAAGCAAGTTTCCTCATCCGCATACCCATATGAGCCATTACCAGTAATAGAATCTTCTATCCATAGTTCATCATAATAGTGGTCAAAAAGTTTATCATGGTCATCCTTATAGGCTTCAAAGGTTTCAGAATCATCTTGAATATAATTCTTAATATCCTCAACCATTTCTTTTCTATAATCGTACATTACCATGCCTCCGAATCAGTAATATCTTTTTCTTCTCCGCAGATTGGACATTTTACCTTAAAAATTGTACCAATTCCAGTATGGTTAGGAATAATGTATGGGACGCGGCCGCCATTACATTTATGTTCTTCTCTTTCAATAAGATGCTCATTTACAAACTTATTATACGCATCGAGTTCTCGTTGAGAATTAAACTCCCCATATGATAACTGTAATCTTTTTTCCAAAGAAGCAATTTGTTTTTCATATTCCTGACTTACAATTTTCTTTGCATCTTCCTTTAAACGTTTACACTCCTCACGAAGCCCTTCAATTTCCCAATCGCGCCAATCAATAGTATCTTGAACCAAATGAGCCAGTTCTTCGGCTGAATATCTTTCCATATTACTCTCCCATAGCAATACTATAACCAGCTAAGTTTAAATTAAAGTCTTTAAAGAAGTATTCTTTCATAACATCATCAAGCTTGTGTACGAATAGCGGCTTCTCTTTATCATAATTTCCATATAGTAGATCATTCCAATCTACAATTTCTAAGTTATCAAAGCCATAAGCCTGCGCTTTTGTAGATAGAGCACGCTTGTTAGTAGTAAGAATAATTCCATCTGATTCGAGCGCAATATCCATAAGTTCCTTAGTTTTACCAGTTCCAATTGGACGTGCAATTACTTTCATTTCTTTTCAATCTCCTTTACTTGAATTATATCAGAATAATCAAAGTGTTTGACTACTTCATATTTTTCAATAAACTCTTGTGCGGGCATATCTGTAATACGTACTACATATTCATTATGTTTAAACTCAGCCTTACTAAGAGTAAGCGCACTAATACCACTTAGTATAAGGCCAATAACAGAGATAATTGCCATAATCACACCTATATATTTTGTATTTACAGCAAATATAGTCGCTAACATACCAAGTATAAAACTTGAAGCAAAGAGGATTCCAACCCAACTAGGTATACCATAAATAGGAATTGTTTTAATTATTTCTATATTTCCTCCTAATGCCGTCATTCTATCATTTTTATTTAGTATTTTTATGTTTAAGATCTGGTATCTCCAATTTAAATAACGAACCGTCTGGCGCAACAATATGTTGAAACTCTATATGAGAATTAGCTGATCGTGATTGAGTAATCTGATATAATGTCGTGCCATGACCATCTACCACATGTGCTATTTCATCCTAAAACTCCAAGTCTTGAAAGCTTGGTTTTGCTAGCATTGTCATGACGCCCTTATACATTTTTCCATCACACTTTACAGGGACGGCGAATTGACATGCCACAGGCGCGCTTTTCGTAAAGTCAATAGACGTAAAATCAAAGTATGATGTACCGCAAAAAGGACATTTGGTAGCATTCCATTCTTTCGCTGCGCCGCAGTTGATACAGTTAGTTTTACTCATGTTTCCTCCTTCGGTTCTTCTGGTAACGGCTGCCAATGCGTAATGATCGCGCCGTTGTTGCCTCCGATCTGCCAGACACCATTTACTAGTTTATCGGCATACGCGAAGCCTTGCTTTTCCCATACAAGTACCCAGACTTTTTCTTCCGGTGGCTTCTCTTTCACGCTGGTCCAGCCGCTATTGCTGATTTCTGCAAGCCCGAAAAAAATGCTCTTAAACATCTTAACATCAATGCGTGTTAACTTTTCGTCTGACGGCAAAGAATCCTGATACTTTGCGAGCAGGTCATCTAAATCTTTATAGTCTACATTGAGCCGCATCCTATTTCACCGCCTATCAGTCATTAAAATAAAGATATATGTCAAAATTATTGCTATATAAGCTGTAATTCCAAGAGTTAGCCATTCAGGCATTCTCGCTCACCTCTGACGACTCATAAACTATAGGACGCACCGTATTTGCCCAAAGAGAAATCCCGCAAACAGGACAAGTAATATGACAATATGCGACTTCACATGCTTTATACCTAATGACTGATTTACATTCTTCACAAGTGACTTCATATATTGGAACACCATTTGCTTTAACAATTTTCATTTCTGATCACCCTTTTTCTCCTTCTGCGCAATACCAGTCTAGATCAGTAATAAAATCTGAATAACAGCCACAATCTTCGATTTGCCAATGAACGTTGTCATTTAAACACTTTCCGGTATCATACCATATGCAATCCCTACACCGAACGATTTCAGGCTGCTTCATTGCGTCAATAGCCATTTGAAGTGCGATTTCTGTATTACACGGAGTAGGGCTTAGAGCTCCCTTGGTATGTTCTTGCTCCCGCATAAACTCAAGCCATTCTATAGCTTCCTGCTTGGTCATTTATGTTTCCTCCTTCTCATACACGCATATAAGTGCCATCCAATCCATACGAAGAAAACAAAGTTTGGTTTTTCATTACATTTAAGTAGAGGATGATAGAACCATAGGAAATCAGATGTGCGATATGCTCTGATTCCAATTTCAAATCTGCCTATTCTCATCTTTCTTTACCGCTTTTCCATTTTTATAATCCTTAAAATAATTCTCAAGGCCAGTCATCGCGCGTTCTCTGATCTCAAGGATAGCATCCAAGAAGTCCATTTTCTTAGTTTCCTGATAATTATTATGCGCCATTTCCCTTAACCACTCAACGACCATTTCTTTGTATCGCGCATCCTGCTCTTTCATTAGCACATCTTGCCCTTTTAGCAGTTGTAGCGCATCATGAATAGTTTCCGCGCACTCATAATGAAACGGCTCATAATGATGTGTATGCCATGCGCCTATGGTTTCCAGATTGCGAATCGTTTTCTCTCTATCAATCATTTAGATTTTCCTTCCATTTTCTTTTATTATAATATAAAATTATCAAATAGTCAAATTATTGCGCGCCAGCGCCATATTTTTATATCTTTACTATCTTTATATCTTTATATCTTTATATACTAACCCCAAAATGGGTTAAACCTTAACCCAAATTGAGTTAAACCTTTAGTCAATTTGAGTGGAACCTCCACCCAATTTGGGTGGAACCTTTAGCCAATTTGAGGTCAATAAGTTGTACCCATTTTGGATTAAATTAAGACACAAAAGTTTCATCTATTTTGGGTACAACTTTGTGCTTATTTTGCCGCTTAACTATATTTTCTGCGCGTTTCTGTATAGCTAGCTCAGCAATACCAGGCGGATTTAAGTCTATTTCATAGCGATTAACTTTATTTTCTTTCTGTTTAATAAAACCTAGAGTTTCTAGAACAATACGCGCGCGAGTGGCTGTACTATCTGACATTTGAGTTGCGATCTCTACTGCCGCAGGTGAAAAATCAAACTCACCTTTGCCCGCCCATTTAAGAATATATACCAATAAAGTAAACTCATTACCCGTTAGAACTTGTTGGGCCTGCTCAATATATTTCCAATCTATTGCTTTTAAAAAGCTCGCATTAGTATTAGCTACATGCGCGACTTTATCAATGTGAGCATTGCTAATTTCAATTGTCTTTTGGTTAGCAAAATTCGCCATACTATTTACCTCCTGTATTATCCTGTATTACCTGTATTAACGCTGCGCGCGCTTAACGGCTTCTGGGAACGCAGAGCGGAGGTCAGGCGTATCTTCAAACCAATACACATCATATTGCGGTTTTCTATTATTGGGCGATACTTTTATTAGTTTAAAGCCCATTTCTCTTAACGCGGCAGCAATCCGCGGCATATATACAATATATAAATTAGTTTTCTCCATCTTGTATTACCTCTTCCATTTTATTTAATAGCTTAACTGATGGATTTTTTGTTCCTTTAAAGATACGACTTAAATGTTCTTGACTGCATCCAATTGCTTCTGCTGCTTCAGTTTGATTCCATCCTTTATTATAAGCAAATAGTTCATACTGTTTTATAATATCTCGTGTCATATGCGCACCTGCCTGTAGGACATAATTTAAGATAAAGAAAATACTACCTATTCTTTATAGAATAGGTAATACTATTAAGTTTCAATTCGACAACGCTTTTTGTTCATTAACAAACTTCTTTATTGCCGCCGCATTAGTAAAGGTTAATTCTTCTAAATAACTTTTAGGATTAAATAAATAAGCTATTTGTTCTTTTCGATATTTATCAGTAGCATACTCATCTAATGGCCATCCAAGTTTTTCAGCAAGTTCACGGCTTAATGGAATAATTTTTAAGCCAGACTTTACATAAGGATCAATTCTCTCCCAATTAAAATCTTTTGAACATATCGCAGGGAAAAAATTATTTGAATCAGTAGAATTGTTTATATATCCTTCAACTCGCTGGAAAATAAATTGCCAGCAAGTGAAGTCTCGGATAAAAGGATCATAAGTAATGAATGAATAGCATCCTTCGCCATCCTAGAAAGGCGGATTTTGCCAATACTCAATATCATCAACATTGCCGCCGATAGGAAGTCTAAAATATTGATCGCTATCATAATATCCAACTAAAGTATGTTGGATTGGATACTTTGCGACGCACTCATCAAACTTCATTACCAATCATACTCCAAATACATTTTTCTTGGATCTTCTGCTTCAATCCATTCAGCATACTTATCACGCAACTCGCACAACTTCTCAACATTAGAGTAGGAATCAAAGTAATCCCTATGATGGCAAGCAACTTCAATCATTTCATCGAAATTATCCAAGGACAGCTCAATAAAATCGCCATTTTCATAGTCGCGAGGAATGAAGGTACAATTATTTACCAGGCTCCAATATTTACGAGCATAAAACTCTTGCTGTACCTGATCCGAATCCCACCAGTTATCATGCTTAAAAACCTCACGATTTCGCGCCGAGAAGATGTTCAAATCCATACCCATGTAATTCATCATCCTTTCCTTTTTTTCTACTTATATTATACAATAAAATTACGAAAAGTCAAGTATTTTCTATCCAAATTACCTCATATCCATGAACTGTTTTGGCATGGCGTTTCCACGCAGCATGTGCGGCCTAACGCGTAACACCGCAATAACGTCCAATTTCTGCGTAAGATATAAACGGAATCTCATTTATAATACCCACAATAGGAACTTCAACTTCTTCTGGAATATCTGTCTCATTTATAGAGAATAATTTAAAGAAATGATCTTTGTATGTTGTTCCTTTTAGAGCGGAACGTCTAATAGATGTGGATAAGTATTCTGGTTCAAAACTAGATAAACCCTTACGTACATCCAAAAGCTGTCCATATAAATCATACATTGCCACCTAGTATTGATTACAATGAGCGGTTAAAACACCATCACGAATTAGTTTTTCGCGGGTAAATAATAATTCCTCTGAATCATAATAGTATTCAGGCAGGGTCATTTGAGTATTATTTTGGGTTTCAAAAGGCTCGTCTTTATAAACTTTCTCTCTATCTGTAATAGAAAACATACTGGGTTTTGGATAAGATAGGATTGGGGAAGCAACAGTAAGAGTTGAATCAAGCCGCTAAATATAAATAAACTATTTTGTCCAAGTCCTAATTACGGAATTATACATTTTACACAAAGCATCTGGAATAGAAAGATCGGTATAGGGGCTATGAGAATATCTATACCATACTGTCATGTGGTGTACTTCTTGTCCATCTAGGCGCCAAAAACCATTAGAAACAAAGTAGCCAAGATATTCCCAATTAGAGGCTTGGTATATATATCCATAATTACCTTCTTTCCGTCCAGCATACGATACAAGTAGCCTAATCTAAGGCTAATAGCGCTTGATCCATTTAATACCAAGCGCAATAGCCTATGATTCGGCATTCTTACCTTCTGTATCTGCCATACAGAAACGATTTAATTCGTAGTATTCCTTAGTTGTAATGGGCTCTTTAACATACCGATCTAAACGTATGCCTTCTTGCGCGGAGCAGCCCCATTGCTATACTCCAACTAATTTTTTTGTATTTATATCATAAATGCCTAGATTTAATTTAGCCTTTTTAAAGCCAACGTGTGAATAGTGGTAATAGCATGTAAACTTATTTGCCTTAGAAGAATTAACTGGAGCGACAAAATACTTTTTATTTTGAACAATTTGCTCCATGTTAGAACACTTCCGGATAGTAGATTTCCCACTGATGGCCGCTTCTAGTCATGGGATACCAGTATGTACCATCAGTCATGTAAGAATCAACAGTTTTGATATTAAGGTTAGTTGCGATAACATGATGCGGCGAAACCTGGCGCACATTCTCAGCACCATAGTATTCTTTAATTTTATTTAAATATACTTCATCGGCACAATAGAAACGATGTTCTACTGGCTCCTCGGCTAAAATAGAACCAAGGGGCCATTCATTTTGTAGTGATTCAAGGGTCTTATACATTTGTTTTCTCCTTTAAGATAAGATTAAGTACAATACCTACAATCATAGCAAGTGCAGTAGTTCCAATACTTACAATACCGAAATTACAAACAGCACCAGAAACCCCTAATGTTAGTACTGTTGCTACAATAATAATGTTCTTATTATTTTCAAGATCTACCTGATTCTTAATGGTACGAATACCACTTAAAGTAATATATCCGTATAAAATGGCCGCACAACCACCTAAGATGAATGAAGGCATAGAAACTAGAATTGCTTGAAGAGGTCCGAAGATGGACGCAACTCCCATAATGATTGCGGCTAATGTAATTACATACTTAGAACAAACCTTACTAAAACCGGTAGTTCCGACACTTTCCCCATACGAGGTGTTGGGAATGTTAGATAGGAAAATACCTGCTGCGGAAGCAAGGCCATCACCAATTAGAGTAGAGCCAAGACCTGGCGTATGTGTAAGGTCTGTGTTGATAACCGCGCTTAAAGCCTTGTGATCTGAAATATGTTCAGCAATACAAACAAAACTAAGAGGGACAAAGAGTAGTAAAATCTGCGGTAATAGGCTCCAATTGAAATTGACAAAATCATAATGTAGAAATGCAAAATCTGGTATCTGAATAATTCGCATATTATTAAAGGCCGCAAAATTAACTAATGGGATTCCACAAACTGTTAGGATGCAAGAGATACCGTATACAATAAGCATAGATACTAGGAAAGGCAAATTGCGTATAAACCCTTTACCATAATGTGAGATACATGCAGCAATAATCATAGTAAGAACACCCATACCAAAACCAAGTAGGCTATACTGGCCATTTACTTGGAAATAAGTTGGTATATATGTAGCCAAGTTCAAACCTATAACTGCTACAACTGGACCGATGACCGCCGCCGGCAGAAGCTTATCAAGCCAAGCTGTACCACTACGTTTAATAAGTAATCCAACGCCGCAATAAATTAGCGCAATAATAATACCGCCAATCGCAACTGCTGGATAGCCACCAAGTCCTATTCCACCAATTACTGCGGCTACAAATGCGCCCGATGAACTAATGAACATAGGACTTTGTCCTTTTGTACAAAGCTGATAAATTAGCGTGCCGATACAAGCGCCTAACATTGCTGGCGCAATAGGAACATTACAAATCTGTGGAATTAAGATTGTGGCTACGAAACACGCCATGACTTGTTGTAGCGCACAAGTAATTAGCCGCCTGAATGGCATTTTATCATTTATATTATATAGCATAATATTTACTCCTTTGTCGAATTAGTATAAGTTTTGGGAACATTTGTCCAATTTCCAGTAGCGGAATCCTTATAATCGCTGCCGCCAACTGCTTGATTTGTACTAGTAGTATATGTGATAGAGTGTGGATGGATTTTAAAAGTATCATTGCCTGTAGTAGTCCGATCTTTCCACCAATTATCATTCGGATTTATTGTAATTTTATCGCAAGAAATAGTATAAGCACTTGGTGAACAATCACATTGCCGTACCCATGGGGCATTTATACGATCGCAACGTGGACAACGCCACCCGACCTCAATATTCTTTTTAATACACATGTTTACCTCCAATCAGATATTGTTTCATTATTGTTTTCTTTAAACTCATCTTCATGCTCTTTGATAAAAGCAATGGCATCTTCAATATTACTTACAAGAATACCGCCTTGCTTAATAAGGCCAGTAACATAAAGGTTTTGATAGCTATATTGCTGTTCTCCTAGTGAAGCAGCGCCACCTTTATCTTTAGCTTCACTATGTGTTAGATACATTTGTCGATTATCTGTACAAATACCAACAATATATTTATGGTCTCCACGCTCAATCTTTTCATGGAACTTCCCAATTTCAGCACATGTGCCGGACGGAAGAACATCACCATCTATACAAGCCACAAGAATATCGGTTTTATTGAGACGAATGTTATCTCCATTTGCGATCTCTTGAGAGCCCGCAAACTTCTTTTTCCCCTCAACTCCGTTAATGTCGGTATTTTCGACAGGGGAATACAAGTCTACTCCTGGAACTGCGTTGCGAATCTTTCGCGCCCATTCAGTATTACGTAAGAGATCGCCATAAGTAAAAATAGGGCCTGCCAAGTAAATCTTCATATTACTTTTCCTCCCTATAGGTCAAATCCCATAGAATATCATACATTCTAATTTTATATCCTTCTGGCTGTTCATCTAGTGGTGCCTGCCACCAAGCTAGGCCCGCTTCTGGATAGCGCTTAAAATACTCATCTATCAGGTTATCCCATAATTGTTTATTTGTCATTATAGTTCCTCCTTAATCTAAGGTTCGAATATAGTAAGATAAATCTTCTTTGTTATTCTTTTCTTCGAGATAATCTAATGCTTTATCGTTATATTCATAGTATAAGTCCGCATAAAGTTCAGATAGATTCTGCTTATTATGCTCATAAAAATACCAGCACTTATGATTGAGAATCATTACCAGTTCAGTAAGGTATCTTACGTCATCTTTCCATTCATTAAAGACGCGAGAAGCTGTTTCTTTAATAGCATCAATGCCAAATATTTCTGCAATATCAAAATCTTGCCAAAAAGTAGTAAAGTATTCGTAGTCCATGATTATCTCCTTACTTTTTTTTCTATTATATCATGGATTTTTAAAAAAGTCAAATAAAAAAGAGGCGCCAAACGGCGCCTATAATTTAATCGAGCAAGTCCGCACATGCGGCAACCTTGCTACGTTCAGTTTTGATTAACTTGACCATACCAAATAAAGGATTACCAGCAAGAGCCTGAATAAGGCGAGGAACTCCACTCATTGTATTACTTTTATAATCACATTGTTTAATGTCGGCGCAGAATATAATTTGACTTCCTTCTGCTACGCGCCCAAGTAATAATTGAATGTTAGTAGTTAAGAGATTTTCTGCTTCATCTACTAGTATTAAACTATGTTTAAGGTCGCGGCCGCGTAATGTAGATAAATGTGCTGGTTCGATGCGTCCAGTGTCTAAATACTCTTCAAACAACTGCGGGCCTAGGTGGTCTTCCAGCTATCTGAGCCAGGGATACTGCTTATCTATTTCATCTCCTGGCAATGTGCCTAAGATACCTGCGCCTTTAACTTCTAGATTATTTTTCACAAAAACAATCTTGTCAAACTTACCAGACTGAAGTTGATATGTTGCCCAAGTTTCTGCGAACATAGACTTACCAGTACCGAAATGACCAATACAAAGTTTAATTGGGATGGATTCGTTTTGTAATAGGTCTAAATACATTTTTTGTTCTGTATTTCTAGGGATGATACGCTCACCTGTGGGCGCAACAAACTCCTTGTACTTTAAATGTCTATATTCATTCCCATCCCAAAATAATACATCTTTTAGAGTAGAGCCATCATATATTTTAGCAAACTCATTAGTTTTACACTTTAAAATATTCATTTTAGGGTCAGAATATAACATACTCATCTCAGTCTCATTTGGATAGTATTTCTCCCAACCGCCCCACTCTCTCTCAATATCATCTTCCTCTGATGGGTGAACGGCCATAAGATGTGGCATTCTTAGCGCGAAAAGGTATTGTAAAGCATCACTTGTAAAAAATGTTAAATCTTGCTTTTCTTGCTCTGCATATAGTTCAGCCGCGCAAATAATACGATGGTCATTGATATTACTTAAAAATGAATATTTCTTTAACATTTTATCAATTTTACGATTATCTATTGTAATAACTTCAAATTGATTTGTTGTTAAAATAGCGCGGACTACCTCTCGCGCCTTAAACTTAATTGAACCACTTTCCTTTTCATTATTCTTAATACCCTCCAACTCTTGTAAAGTTATTGGGCTGATAAGGATTTTTGCTTGGGATTCAATTAGATTCTTCTAATGTAATAGAGCTGAGGTATCCGCAAAATGCTTAATTTCCATAATCTCACTCCTTAGCCTTCCCATATACTTCATCAATTAGGCCAAACTTTAGCATTTCTTCTGCGTCCAAGAACCATTGATGACGAGTATGAGAATCATATTCTTCTTCACTAATGTTGGTATTATCTACAAAGAACTTTCTAATCTGTTTATCAATATTATCATTAAAAGCCATAATATCATTAGCAGTTTTAGTTTCCTGAGCAGACAGCGCCACATATCCATCATGTATCAGAGAATATGAACATGGGAAACAGCTACGAGTAACGTTTTTATTTTTTCCGCCGCTAGCCAAAATAACTGCGGCCATTGAACAGGCATATCCTGGGACAATAATGTTAAGAGGCTTTTTATACTGTGAAATATAATGCGCCAAGAAGAAACCATCAGATACGGAACCGCCGCTACTATTCATAATTAAAGTGACTGGTTCAGTAGATGTATCTTGCTCAAACTCACGAAGTGGAATATATACCTTCTCAACAATATCTTCTTGTACATCACAGTTAAAAATAATTGTCCTATGATTTATTAGCTGATTAAAATACTGATACAAAGCAGGATCGAATCCATAAGCTTGTACCGTATTAAATAGTTCATCTAAATCCATATGATCCTCCTTCATATAGCTATTGAATAGCTACATTAACTTAATATTTTAGAGAGTGTACAATCATGCGGTTCAATATCACCTTTGCGGATGGATTTAAGGTAAGGATGCCGCACACTTAGTCCTGAAGCTGTGCTAATAGCCATGCCACCAATGGTAACGGGGCATAGGTACCATTCATCAAAATTATCAGCCAAGGACTGCTTAAAGTCATCAGTTAATCCTGAGACTTTACATAGCTTTTGTAGTTCTCCCTGATTATTATATACACTGGTGTAAATTGCGCCAGGCCAACCCATATAAGCACCACGACTAATGGGTTTAATAGTGCGGCCTTGCTGGTATTCACCAAATAGAGGCCCTTTTAGAAGCTCTCCAGTTCGGGTATCTCTCCAATATTGCCAATTACCAATATCTTTACCAGTGTAATCTTCAACGGCTGGCTCTGTTCCAGTGATTACACAATCAATAAGGTGTTCTAGTTCTCTCTTAACTTTTAAGGTTTTATGAGCTGTACGTTTCCCTGGCTCTGGCAGTCCAGAGTTCTGATACACTACTACACCTTCACCGCCAGCCGCAAAAATCTGATTTAATTTATCATAAAATGTCTCATCCATTGGATAGGAATGGACATAGTTAACTAATGGATGGTTAATGCGTTCAGCCGCAAGTTTCACATACTTTTGACGCTCAATCCAAGGAGTTTTCATTAAATCAAGTCCATCATAGTACCAAATATCAAAGATGCGCCATTTTAGCTTCTGATTTCTAAACTCATTACCTTCAATATCTCTCTTATCTTTGGCTGTAAACTTAGTAGTCTTAGAAGCTTCAATATAAAACTCTTCATCTTGAATGCTTTTAGATTTAATAGGTTTCGCGCGCAAAACTGAACCAACATGACGGTCAATGCCTTTATCATAATAAACTTCGCCCATAATACGGGTAGGTTTATCAAATGCGGCGGCAACAGCATCAAAGAAGAATAATCTATCATCAATACGAGTATATTCACCCGTTACTGTGCTTACTCCGCGCCCGATCAGACGTTTATCACCATCAAAATCACAAATAAACGCAGAATAATTACCATCAGTTTTAAGTTGGAAGCTATGAAGGCCATCTTCAATCATGCGGCCAATCTCTAATTCACGCTTTTCTTTAGTATAAGAATTGGGCATACTCCAATACTTTTCAGGCTCTAATTCTCTTAATAGCATTAAGTAGTTCTCCTAATCTTAAGGTCATCTAGTAATATCATACAATTATCTTTAAGTAATTCAAGATCTCCATCATTAATGATTGTATAATCAAAAACATAATCATCTAATGAGGTTTCACTAGCGTGTGCGCGCTGCTCGTCAGTCAGCTTAGGGTTCACCCAGGGTGAGCCGTCCTCATTATAACGCTCAACACGAATAGATACGGCGCCACGAAGATTACGCATCAATAGCTCTACTTCATTTTCAAATCGCGCATCTGGGACAATAGCATAATCAAAATCTTCGTAATCTTCTTGCGCGGACAGAAAGCCCAATACTACTCCCGCCCAATAGTTGGCATGTTTCTTTCGTACCATGTCCGTCCCTACATGCTGTAATAGTGAACGATTTTCGGGCTTGGATTTATCGCCATCGTATCCGTAATATTCTTTTAGAAAATACTTCAGAACATCAGCAAAATGTATAATAAGAACCTTTTTTCCAGATGCTTCTAAGGCTTCGCGCATAAAGGTTGCTACTTGATCTTTCCCGTGTCCAGATTTACCAGATATAATAAAAACTTTATTCATTATTTGCCATCTCCATTTGCGTTTGAAAATAAAAATGAAGGAAATTGATTTCTTCTTCGGTATATGAATGTTTGTAATATTCAATGACCGTATTCAAAAATTGTGCGGCTTTATCGGGAGTAATCTAAGCCATCGCAATTTTCCATGCGGCTTCGCCGCATTTGCGTACTTCATCGCGCACATTTGGAAAGATTTCAATCATTTGCCTTATGCTCCTGTAATTTATTTAAGATTTCAAAGAAGGCTTGTACTTCTTCCTTTGTTTCCAAGTTGAATATCTGTACTGGCTTTGGGGCAACACGTTCATCATCTGCGGGCATATTATAAACATAATATTGTTCAAGACCGGATTCCGGGATCACTCGTTTACATAAGAGAGTGTTAGTTGCCTTGCTCTTGATATTTATAATAGTACGATCTTCCTCATAAAGTTGTTCAACTTCACATTTCTACTTGTTTAGTTGCCCGATGAAACCAGCATACTCGTTTCTTTCAACTTCATAAATATCATCACTCATTTTGTTCTCCTTTAAAATTATCTTTTAGTTCTTGTGATGCCATCTGCGCGAGACGATCACATTCATTATTCCAATAATTTGTTTCGTGCCCTTTAACCTTTATGAAAGTATACCAAAAATTATCAAAATAGGGCACAATTTCTATCCATAAGTCCTGATTGGCTACATCCTCGCCTTTGGAGTTTGTCCAACCATTTGACTGCCAATTGATGTACCATTCTTGAAGATAGCAGTTAATCGCATAAGCAGAGTCGCTATAAATAACAACTTTTTCATTTGGGTGCCGGTTCTTTTGCGCGAACTCTAAGGCGTTGCGTATCGCTAACAATTCCATACGCTGATTTGTGGTTCCATATTCGCTGCCAGCAACCTCATAAATACGTTCTCCGCCTCTGAGAGCTATGAAGCTCCAGCCGCCAAAAGTTGCGACCGACCCAAGCTTCTTACATGAACCATCTGTATAGATTTCAAGCTGTGGGATTTTTTCTTTGCTTCTTCTCTCTTGTATCACTCTTTTATCCTCCTTTTATTTAATTTATTATAATATAAATTAAATAAAAAGTCAACAGTTAAGAGATCTCTCTTTCTGGCAGAGCAACTATTTCATTATAGTATGCAGTACCCTAACCGTTTCCCTCTAATTTTTTGTGATATAGTTCATAAATGTCCTTGATTTCTTTCATCTCTTCTTTTGTACGCCATCCGCGTTCTACTAAGATTTTGCGCCATCTGTATAGTGTTTCTAGCAATTCCATTTTGGTGCCCCTTCCTATGGTGTCTAAACGGTCATCAAGTTGACCAATATGAGTTTGGAGATTGTCTACTTTTGTTTCAAGACTTGCTACAGTAGTACCGAGATCGGCCATAGTATTATTCATTTCTCCAATCTTATCAAAGTTGGTTTTCGCGCTGGCAAGAAACTCGTCCATTTTCTCGTTGCGGATAACTTGGGCGTCATAACGACGTTTGAAACCGAGGAAGAAGTCGGCTATTTTGGACATTGGATTGGTCACCTCCTTGGGGAGAAATATATATAAAATCTGCAGAGCAGAGATTATTCTGGTAACAATGTATTTAATACATTCATAAAATTCACTAAAAACATCATTTTTATTTTTGTTTGCTTAAGAGCCTACTAGCCTAAATCAGTAAATTGAGCGATTCTATCTGCGCGTCTATGTTTAGGCTGAGGGGGTTTTACGTATCCTGAAATAGATACTAATACGCCCTAGCTAGTAACTTCATTTTTAATTCTTTCTAAACCTTTCGTTAGACTATTGTATGTTAATTGTAAAACATATGAAAGTGGATAATATCCCCCATTAACTGAAAATAAATGAATATTATGTGTAGAGGTAGAATTTGATATATTATTTGTTGATGTTAATAATGCTTCTTCAGCGATATTAATCTAACTATCAAATAAAAGTATAGCTGCAAACATAGCAAGATAATTTTCTAATTTATTTTTTTGATTACTTGCGATCATACCCTATCCACTATTAATAATTGCAGTAGTTAACCAAATTTTATCTATCATGGAGATTCCACCAGCGCGAGTTAATACATCAATTTTATTTAATTGGTCATTTAAATTAGCTCCTAAAGAGCCGCCGTGTAAACTTTCATGTTTTTCATTTGCATATAATGATAGGTAATTTTTTGTAGAATCTTCTAATAAAAAACAACTACCTAAAATATTATAACTATCTTCCAATTCTTTTAATAAATTATCAATTTCTGCTTGCACCGCGTTCCATCTAAAAGCTTGCTCTTTATAATATTCTGATGTATTACTCTATGATAAACTATTTACTAATTCGTTAATTTTATTATTAATAAGTTTTATCTTGCTTAATACTTCTGATTTTATATCAGGCTATAATGGTGTTAACTAATTTGGATCTATTGTAATATATCCAATAATATTATCAGGTTTTGCGCCAGCACTACCGGTATTAAAGGTACTTAAAGCATTTGATAAATCAAATTTAATTAAAGAATCAATTTCAGCCATAGCATTATTACTATTTACTAATTTAACAGCTGAAGATGGAAACTAATATCCTTTATATAAATTAAATAAACGTTCTGTTAAAAGCTCTGTATTTTGAATAATATTATTTGTATTATCCGTAAATACTTCTAATGGAATATCTTTATGTGTTGCATTTTTCCCCAATCCATAGTTATTAATAGCATTATCTACAACCCATGGCATTATTTGAGCACGATGAATTAAATCTAAAATCTAATTATCTATTTCAGCATCATCAATCGCTTGATTTAATGTATTGTTGTTTAAACGAATATTTTTAACAGAATAATTTTTAATTGTATAACTATCAGATACAATATGTGATATTTCATATATTAAAGCTAACAATTGTGTTTCATCTAATAATAATTTATTATTTTCCATTTTTAATAATTCAGAGCCGTATCGACTTAATACCGTATATATTATTGTATAACCATCGCCCTGTCTAGAAAATTTATCTTTTTCAATAAATGATTGTATTGATTGTAAATGTTCTTGTGTTTTAGACAGAGCATCTCTTTCAGCAAGAATAGCATCCGTAGTAGGATTTTTAACACCATTTTGTAAGTTTTTTTGATTTTGTTTTAAACGTTTTAATTCATTTTTTAGACTAGTTAATCCTAAATTACCTAAACCTAATTTTTGCTAAATTTCATTAACAAATTCTTCCCAATTAGAATCTAAATTAGGAATTTTTATTTCAATTTTACCATTTGTTTTATCGGTTAGATACTATAAAAAAGCATTTTCTTTAGACCGCTCGGATGCGATAACAGATTCTAAAAAAGTAAACGCCTAATCTACAGCGGAGAAATTACTTTTAGGGTCGGTGAATGAATTTAAATTCTAATCAAAATACTCTGCTACTTTATCTAAAATGTCATTTGGCAGTGAATTAAAATATACATATGGTCTTTCAGGATTGGTTATAATATCATTTGGATATGCTTCCCAAATTATTTTTCCCATATTTTCATCTCCTAAAATGAAAATAAAGCTACCTTTTAAAAAGATAGCCTTATATAACTATAAATTCTACAATCACATCAAAATGTAATTAATCCCTCTTAAACTCCACACACTTTACCCCATTCAAGCAATCCAGCACCCAAGCCTTCCCAGACCAAGCCGCCGCAGTATCCAAATCAATTTTCTCGCCTGGAAACTTCTTTCTATTGCTTGATATTGGAGAAGTATATTTAACAGGATGTACATTCGCTAGGCTCTTATCTCGCCCATATATCACAGCCGGAAGCATTACCACAGGGGTATGCCCAAATACACAAGTTCTACCTTCTGTCCAGCCAATAGTAAGACCTTCTCTGTCCCATAGAACATGCTGGACTGCATAAGGCGGCAAAGTGTTCCTTTTGCCTTCATATTCCGCTGCGTAGACTTGTTCGAAAGTATACGGATGCCCGCCAGCATGGCAAAAATCCAGATTCTCATACTTGAATGTTAGTGGGAGTTCATCAATTTTATTTACAAACTCTTCACTTGCGCCATCGACTAGCCAATCAATAAGTGTAGGCAGGCCGCCATTGCTACAATGAAGCATTACTTCGGTGTTTAAGAAGTTTTTAACTAGGAACTCTGCGCGCTCACGCGTTAGTGAATGTAGATACTCATATAACTCTTCATTCTTATTATATTTGTTAATAATTGCGCGCGCAGCATCTACAAATATCGCTTCATGATTACCCTTCAAATAAATCACATAAGGATCGTCAAGAAGCTCCTTCATAATTTTATAACCATCAGGCCCACGATCGCACGCATCGCCCAGATAAATAATTGTGCTAGTTGGGTCTTCCGATTTACAATAATTCATAATTTTCTTGTACAATTCATACATGCCGTGTATGTCAGTAAAACAATACACATTTTTCATTACTGGTGCTCCTTTATATAAAATAAGGCTCTTAATGAGAGCCTTCATATGTTCTAATCTTTCGAATAAGTTTAGCAATAATGCCATGATTTCCTACCTCATCGCGCGTTCGTAATAGATTTACTCTATACTACCAATTAAGGTACTTAGCATATTCACTCATTTACAGAGTCCTCCAATGTTTTAATTGCTTCATTGTATACTTGAAGAAGGTAATCCTGTTCTTGCGCGAGGTCGCATTCGCCGCAATTGTGGTCGCAATCACGACTAATACATTCGCGTTCGATTTTTAATATCTGAATTATTTCATTCTTATCCATGATATTTCAGCAAGAAGCTGTTGCTAACAGCTTTAAACGACTGCACACCGTCAATAGAACGGAATACAATGCCTTCACGCGGCTGACCATCTAATGCAGAGTTGCCCTCAGCATAAGCCAAAATGTCATCAACAGACTGGAACTGATTGATTTGCATACTCTCATTCACAACAGGCACACAAGGCACACCATATGCGGTAAGAATATTAAGCATTTCCATAGTTCCAACGCGTCCTTTAGTAGAGAAGATAAGGTTAAATGCGGCCAAACGATGCTCTTTTAGAGAATATACGCGCTTCTGGATTCCTTCTCCATAAACCTCGCCCTGAATAGTAATCCACTCTTCCTGCGGATTATCATCCAACATACGAGAAAGTACATTATAAATATCATATTTCTTTGCCATTTCCCAATATACATTAGTATCGTAATAACAAGGCTTATCTACGGAATCAAAGCACACATTACGAGAGCACACATAGAAATGCTTGCGCCCAAAAGCTCCGCGCTTCATAGTAAAAGTAGACGAAGAACCGTCGATTTTCTCAGTTGCGACCCAAAGGCCCGCATCAAAAAGAATAAATGGCATATTCTGGATTCTTTCTTCATCAGTCTTTTTTACCCAAGCAGGCCATCCACCCTTCTTATCCTTCCGCTTACCGAAGAAGAAGAACATAATTTTCCGCCCCAGTTTAGACCGCATGAGCGCCCGCGCCCAGGGCTGTTTGAACAGCTTAGGATGACGCTGTACTATTTTCTTATATTTATCTGCGGATGGAGCCTTGCGCTGATTATCTTCATCATCCGCATAAGTTATACCAAGTTTCTTGGTAAGGAAACGAGATTCACCTTCGGCGTAATGCCACACTTCACCATCATAAATACCATTTGCGCCGCAAGTCCAACCAAAATCAGAAGCGTGCATAAGCAGGCCCTGGGAGATAGTCTTACACATCTTTAAGGTCTTTACCTTATAATTGCGCTTCTCAAGGAAAGCAAAACATTCCTTATCAGAAGGGACACGAGAATCAATCTCAAAATAAATAGCAGGGTCTCCTACTTGAAACTGACCTTTCTGAACAATTACTCGCCAGCCGCCAACAACAGCGTGCTCTACACGGTCATAGCCAGGAATAGGTTCAATTCCATCAATTATTACGACATACGCAAGCTCGCGCTCCTGATTCTTATTCAGCATTTAACTCATCCTTTCTCTCTTTTTTACATAATAATTATAACATAATTTCATAAAAAGTCAATTATCTATGTTCAAAAATCCAATTACCTTCATCATCTAAGTACACTAATAAAACAACTTTCTGGCCATTTTTTTCTCCAAAAACATATTTTCGTTCCAAAATATTTGTATCAATTACCTGCTTAATTTGATCAACCGCTCCGTAATCGAGAACGGTTTCACATACTTTATCATAGATATAATCTTTATATTCATTGCTCATAATTTCTCACCACAAATCTTCCGAATATAACGAACGAACCTTATACTCTTCTTTAAGCTGATTGCGCCACCAAGCATGTTTATAGGCGGCAATCCTATCATAAAAATTGTCATCTTCGTCAAGGAAGCCCTGAGCTAATTCTTTATAGTCAACATCTTTTTTATAATTAAACTCTTTAAGGATATAAAAGGCATCGCAATGACGGTGGCAAGGAATAACAATTTCCTTATTCTGACGCATATCAAAGATTTTAACGGCGGCTGAAACAATCATTTTAAACCTCCTTACAATACCACACAACAGTATAATTTTCTTTGTGATCTTTCACGCGCATTTTCAGATGGACTTTTGCGCCAACAGGGAAGTTTTTCGCGCCAGTAGACCAAACGTACATATTGCTATCAGTATCGAGCATATAATGAGTATGCTTATCTCCGAAATGGTCAGTCTTAGTTTCATTCTTCTGAATAATTACATCCTTTTCAAGCCAATCGCCCACTTTTCCCTGGCAAACACCGCTATTAACTTGAGTGCCCAGTTTAGTGGCTACCAGTTGCGCGATTTCAGGATGCGGGCGCATCCGAGTATCATGGTCTTTAACTTCTTCCCAAGTCAGTTTGATTGGAGTAATGGAAGAAGGTAGGGACGGAACAGGGATATGCGCCGGAGTATAATAACCAAAAGTAAGATTCATCCAAAAGGAACCCACATGCGCAGCGGCGAAATCCTTAATTTCATCAGGATTGCCCTTGTAAATAGTGATGTAGCCGCCTTCACGGAAGCCAAAAGCGTGCCGCGCATTAAAGTCCATTAGTTCATTTTTGGGCGCGATACCTGCTTTTCTGTCCTGTGCCTCACGTTCACTAATGGTATACCAACGCACCTTCTTATTGCCATTGGGAGTCATTACATAAACATACATACGCTTATTCTCTTCAAAGGGTTCGCCCGCAAGAGAGTACTTATCATAAGTCCGTGCAGTTGGCATTTTTCTTACTTCCTTTCCTCATTTTTTATATTATAGCATATTTTTAGAAAAAAATCAAATAGTAAAATGTAAAAATTACATTTTACTATTTTCATATTATTCAATATAAGCTTTTGGATTATTTATATTAGCTCTCCATACTTCCTGTAAGTATCCGGATTTTATTAGACTTTCAGGAGTTGAAGTAATTAAGGCAGTTGGGCAACCTTCCATTTGATGATTGTCAGCAAACTCTAGGTCAGAGAAAATAATATCTAACATAATTTTATTCGCGGGGTGCATTGCTTTACAACTTTTATCTCTTTGTGCCAACCACCATCTGCGCTCGCTGCTATAACTAAACCTTTCAGTATTATAGGCGTGCGCCGCGCCAAGGAAATCACACACCATTTCTACGAAATCATCCATTGGCATTGGATATACTGTTAGACCCTCGCTATAATTATCCGTCCAGTATGCCCAATGATGAGGGTTGCGGCCGCGATGGTGTAGCCACGCACGCGAGAATCCTTGCTCCTCTTTCGCCGTGCTAATAGGAGAATGGATTCCATCCCAGTATCTCGCTGACTCGAAAAACTCGGTAGGAGAATACTTTGATAGGTCGTGTTTCCATCCTCGCCAACGGATGCCCGCAAGTCTACAATAATACTTAACCCACTTTCTATGGATACGGATCGTTTTCCAATGCCCAAATATCCGCCTTAAAGTTAGTTTTGGCTTATTCATATTGTCCTCTCACCACATAATCAAATGGCTGCTTTTCAAGCCACGCTCTATTGTATTTACTAATAGGATAATAGATATAGTCTCCATCGGAAATATAAGCGGTTTCGGCGCCTTTAATGAAGTCATCTGATTCAATAAAGTCAATATACTCTTCTTTAGTCATGAAAATATCAGAGTCGCGCTTATAATAATCATCTAGCGGGACAGCATCAAGGAAAAGGTCATTAAGTTCAACAGACTCTTCAAATCCGTCAGGTTCACCAACCATGACATATAGTCCGTTTTCATCAACGCGCGCGGCCGCGGGGAGAAGAACTCCCGCGCGCCACTGTTTATTCTGTTTATATAGAACGTGCTTGCCAGCACGAATATCAATTTTCATTCTTTACTCCTTCAACGCGAATACTCATAATTGGGGTATAACGTTCACTATTCAGTTTTTCAAGACACAGATCCCAACCATCTTTACCAGACAGGATTTGCTCAACCATGTTCATAGAAAAACCACTTACATAGGAGAAGCCTGGACCGATTGCTGGAATATTCTCCTGCCGAGCATCAAGATTCCAGAAGATGATACGAGGGAGTTTATAACCGTATTGCGCCCATTTCTTACCCTGAGTCTCAATTACGGTATCAATATATTGATTAGCCGCACGAACACGTTTCTCATAGTTATAAGTATATCCAACATCGGTATTGACGCAAGCATTAAACTCCATATCACTGAAGATATAAAGCGTCTGAGGCATATCTGCGGGATCAGTATGATGCTTCCGTGCGGTCTTTAGAAGCAGATCAAATACCGCTTCGATGTCGGTAGAGCCACCCCAATCTGCGCTTTCAGCCCTTGTAAACTTATCGCAGATGTCAACACCTTCAAACTCTACAAGCTGAGGATTGGTAGAGAAGGTAATGAAATGATTCTTAAAAGGCCCTTTACCACGCTCCGCAATATAAGCGCCCATAGAGACTGCGGCTTCCAGCGGCTTTCCGTACATACTACCACTTACGTCAACTACCGCGATGCCAGGTTCTTCTTTGCCATTGTAATAATCCTTTAGATTATCCCAATACTTCTGCCAGGCAGCGCGCTCAACATCAGTTGGAAAGTAGCTACTAAAAATCTGATGCGCAATATCTACTGGAGTTAGAACGCCAGCATTTACTTTTGAGGTCTTATTGTGCATAAAAGCCGCATAACGTTCCTTGGTTTCCTCACGATGCATAAAGGCGTTCTTGTATAGGAGGCCGGCGCGAGAAGGAAGCTTATCAAACTCAATCTGATTCCAATGCTGCTGGCTCATTAGTGATTCAACAATATTACAAGCCTTACGGCCCTCAGTAAGCATCTTACGATACTCGCGCGAAGTCATACCAAAAGCAATACGGGTCTTATAGGCAAGCCGCTTGGATTCCCTGGAAGAACAGTTTTCACTTTTAAGCCACTTAAATACAAGATGATCATTATTCTGGGAAACTACGTCATACAGGTATTTAAACATTCTCTTTTCGCAAGGAGTTCCTTCAAGCGCGAAAATGTCGTCATAGCGGCCATACTCACCAATAAGAGGAAGCAGATTAATTACTTCAGCAGGCTCTTCATTAGCTAGCCACTTCATACAAATACGGAAGAAACGACGCTCTCCCTGGCCCATGCGCGCATCACGCAGATAGAATAGGCAACGAAGCGCAAGCGTAGCATTCTCTTCATATGCCTGTTTAAACATAGTGATAATGTCATCTTCAGAGCGAGAGCGCATAGCTCCGCCCATAGCAAACATATCCAGTACCTTATTAAGGGTGGAACGATGGGTAATACCACCGTTCTCCGTGAGAGTGTAATTAGTATCTTCTTTCAGATTCTTTAGATATTCGTTCATATTTTTCTCCTTTTCATCTTGGCTCTTTTCAGAGCTGTAAGAGTGTTTATAGTATCGACAAATGTCAGGTTCGCAATGCCTACAAGGCGCATTGATATAACAATTCTTATCTTCTAACATATTTATTATACCATAATTTATTCAGAAGTCAAGTATTCATCTTCATCACTTTCATACATGACTTTGAGGCCATAGTCCAAAGCTGCTTGGTGCTCAATGCGGCAGCCGCGAGCTTCATCCCATCCCTTACAAAAGTAAACAGTATCACACAAACTCATTCTATAAAAAGCATGAGCCATGTATAGTAATAAAGTATTCTTACATTCTAATCTTTCAACAAAATCTGGCGGGCGCGTTCCGAACATTTCTCTATATGATAAAGGCGCGACTTCATATCCTTGATTTTCAAGTTTAGTTCTAACTTCTTCGTAGTGCTTACGCCAATTGGGATTATTCCCCATTGGAATAGAAATCATTATCATGAATTAGTCCTCCATATGGATAAGTATCTTGCGGCTGAACCGGTACTGGTAGACGTCCAAGTTCTTCCCAACGCTGACGAATATCTGTGATTACTTCATCAATATGTACTGGTGTACAATTATGGGCATCTACGCCTACATCGTACATAAAAGGATTACGTGGATCAATCCATGGTGTCATAGAATGTATATGCCCATGAAGATTCAGTACGTTTTGTGAAAAATGCCTGCCACTATCAAAGTTTGCGGTAAGAGTCGGATAATGGCTCACGTAGATTGAAAGCTTCTTATATTTAAATAAGTGCGCATATCCTAGTGCGATCACATTCGGGAGCGCGCAAAGTAGTTGTTTACGAGTATCACTATCATGGTTACCCCAGACGATATTGATCTGTCCATTTAGGCGCTTAAAGTACTCTAGTCCTTGCGCATTATCATTAAGCATTGTATCTCCCAAATGAATAACCATATCATTTGGTTTAACTACGCTATTCCAACGTTCAACCATGGCTTCGTTCATTTCCTCAACCGAAGAGAAGCCGCGAGGTTTGAACAAAAAGGTTTTAGAATGACTAACAAAAGTGAGAATCACTAGTTAGGAAAATCTCACTCATTGGGCTTCATCTCCTTCCACATAATTACTACAAATATCATCAAACGGCGGATCGCAAACAACAATTTTACCCATTTTATCTACATAATGATCACATAGCCACATATTTTTGCCTTGAAGGCAATAAATACAATTACCACAACTCTTATTCATCAATTACTTCAATGCTCCCTACAATACGTTCATCTTCATAGAGTGAAGGTTCGGAGTAAACATGAAACATATTTCTAATTACTGACTCTGGAACCTTTTCACGGCCTTCGCGCAAACTATTCTGTTTTAGGCAAGTTTCAAGTTTGGTTTTGAATACTACATAAACAATTTCGTAATTAGTGATATGCCTATCAATTGCGCGAATAAGCTTATTGCGCGAGGATTTATTTAGATGGGTAGCATCCGCAATCACATCTTCATCTCTCAAAAGAGCGTTTGTAATTTCCTTAACAAACTTCTTAAAGATTTCTTTCTCATGAGAGAAGTATTCTTCATCTTCTTTGACGAGTGAAAAACGAATAGCATCACGAGATACGTAGTGAATGTTTCGAGTCTTGATGAAGTCTTTGGCCCAAGTTGTTTTCCCTGCGCCAGAAGGCCCACACAAAATATACAATGTTGGCATCTATATTCTCCTCTCATTTTTTCTATAAAAATTATACTATAATTTTGAAAAAAAGTCAAATAAAAAAAAATAAAGGGACGGTATAAGCACCGTCCCGAAGTAAATAAATGCTAGTCTTAAAGGGGCGACTTTTGTAGCTATATTGTACATTATCCCACTAGCGCCGCACGGTGGCGATTTTAGGTGCCGCCGCCATCACACCTATGATACACAGTCGTTGTTAAGTGAGTGACTGGTGCCTCACGGGCCGATTTAACGAGCAGGCCCACGTACTCCACGCCTAGCGTCTCAGATACTTTTAGCAGTTACGATCGCTACTGCTTTCACGCACAGTCCCCCAACAGTATCATCAGGGCTTTAGGACTCATCTTATGTAGCTGGATTCATATTGCATATCCTCTACCCATAAGAGATGGTTACACATTTTTTAACCGCCTGCGCCCATCGAGCGGTAATCAACCCTATTCTCATAGGGAGAAGGGTTCTCTTCCCAGACCTTACAATCATTGATTATAAAGTCATTAAAGTCGCACCAAAACCTCCAATCCATCGCCAGTCCATTATAAAAACCATGACGAGTACGACCAGTTTTACGGTCATGCATAATAATTTCAGCAGTCATAAGACCGCCGCTATAATCCTCAAACCAGTCCATTTTGGTACGAGCCTGGGAGATATAGAATCTGCCAAGCCACAGTGAATCATTTTCCACAGTCTTATTCACATATCGGCAATACTGGTTAAACCAACGCTGATGATTCTTACGATTGTGGGATTTCATACTGTACTTACGCATTTCTTATCTCCCCTTTCTACGTTATTATTATAACAGAGATTTCATTAAAAGTCAAACATTAGGATGCCATTCTTCAATTTCAATTCCATGCGCGCGAATCCAATCTTGAACAACCCATCTTTCACTACATGGATTGTCATATTTTTCAAAGAAAATAAATGCGAAATCAACGTCAGAAAAACCTTCATTTTTACATATTTTGACTTTTAGAGTATGCAAGTTTTGCATAAACTTTTCAAAATCAAGCGCAAAAATCTGATTATGATATTCGCGCAAAAATGCGCAGTCTTGGGGATGCTTAGGATTACACTTACCATTACACAAGCCATCGCATGAGCGTCCTGGCCGTAATGGAGGACAATGAAGGCTAATTACTCCATTTTTGTCCGTCCCGCCTACCTAATACCATTTGGGCGGGAAAATGGTTGTATTTAGGGCGATTAGATTTTTAGGGAAATGCCGTACCATAGCCCAATATGATGTATATAACTTCATTCTTACCTCTTAGCTATACAGTTTAAAAGTCTTAGAAATCTTCCATGCAGTTTCATCATCCAATGGCTTAAAACCAATACAAGTAAGAGTTCGTCCAACACCATTTTCATCTACCTCTTCAGGAGTTAATTCTGTAAGGCAAGCATCTTTAATAAGGAAGAAATCCTTATTTTCTACCATACCTAATCCTTCTGCGATTTCTTTTGCGCGCAATAGTTGCTCTTTATCAGGAGCTTCACAAATAATTTTGGTAAAGACTTTACAAAACCAATCATCTACAATGTCTTTATCAATTTTTAGTTCGTAATAATACTTATTGTCTGTGGCATTAAAGAAAGTAGACTTAGCATGTTTCCTAATACCATAAGACATAAAAGCCCAAGAAGCGTGCGCTACCTGCGCCGCGAGCTTACCTGGGCTCATGTGAAGGTCTTTTCGCGCGATGATCAACTGCCGCATTACATTACCCTCTTTTCTTATTTATTGGCGACACTAGCATAACTCAAATCAATACATACGGAATCAAAATATATTACGCTAAGGAACTATAAATGCGGGTAGGGATTTGCACCCTACATGATATACGTCTTTTCGCTCTTCACTTTACTAATATTCCTTTCTATTAGTGGCTGTCCACGATATTCTTTAATCTCGGCCATGAATTGAGTTTCTAGCGCAATCTCACGACGCAATGTTTACCTATTCCATCACCGCATAAGCGACACTAGCACGACTCGAACGTGCATACCGTACTACCGGTACCCTCATCTTAGCAGGATGGGGCGTTACCATTCCGCCATAGTGTCATTCTTCTTTATTATATCTATATTCCTCAGGAAGAATAACATGAAGGAATTCTCTATAATATTTAGCCATATCTTCAGTAGATTGAAAGCCAACTACTGCTTTTGGTTCATAAGCATGTTTATAAAGCATCATATCCATCACTTTTAGACAATTATAAACTTCATGTAATTTATCTTCCATACTTTCTCCTTTATTTAGATGTGCTATTACGCCAAATCTCTTCCTTATTACCTGCCGCACATCATACTTATAGGACGCGCAATCGTAAGCCCATAATACATTTTGCACGAACAGAAGTACAAGAACTCTTTAGCTGATGGCTGCCTCTAAGCCCACAGTTCTAGAATAAAATATCGCGGAAGAGTTGCGGATACTACTCGGCCTCTTGCTACGGGTCTCTTTTAATACCCTTGCGGGATACCAACGCGATATTTTGTATGAAAGAAAGAAGATTTTTAATTATTCTTTTTGCAACAAATCTTTAATTGCCTGTTATGTATACTCTTATCTTCTTTCTGTTTATATTATATCAGAAATTATCCTCGGTGTCAAGCATTTGATCTTTCATTTCGTCGATACGTTTCTTATCGGTGATCGGCCAATTTTTACCACCTGGCCCACCACTTTTGCGCATTTTCAACTTGCTAGTCTTAGAACGACACATAGGGCATGAGCAAAAGATGGTGTTCTTGCTGTATTGGTGCAGATTATCATACCAATCGCGGCAATTCCTCGTACCCTTCAGCTCTCGGTCAATTCGCCTTTTTCTAATGGCCTTAACCCAGTCATTATGACGCTTTTCTGCGAGATTCCTCATCAACATCAGCTCCATCCGATATAATATTTCACGCCGAACGAAGGAATCGAACCTTACGCCTTTGGGCGCGCACTGTTTTCGAGACAGGCTCCAGCCCAGCCAGATTCATTCGGCATTTAGGTCATTTTCCATATACATGATTTCTTTTCCATGAAGGGCCGCGTAAAGAATCTCTGATTGAGTACTCATGCCAACATATCCATCTTTATTGATAACATATATAGCATCAGCCATATCAATCTTTCTCTTATGAATATCATCAAGCATTACTTTCTGCTCTTCTGTAAAGACATCTCCCGCATGGCCGAAACATCCAACGCTAATTACAATATTCCCCTGTAATGTCAGCTCTCGGTTTACACGTTCAAAATCTTCCTTAAAACGAGTGCTTCCACACAGGGTAATTACCTTATACTTCTTCATCATTATTTCTATCCTCAATACCATAAAGTTCTATTTCTTCGGCAGTAGCATACCGCCATTTAGCTTTTCCTGCGCCGCATCTGCGGCCGTGGCAAGCATCTTGTATATGACTATAACTCAAACCTGTTAAGCGAGCGGCAGCATAGGCAGAATTATATACATGAATTGGAGTTTTCTTATCATGTGGAATCTGGATAACAGGTTTACTAGGATTCATATTTTATTCCACTCCTAAATAAAACATTTCATAAAAAGAGCGACTAGTCGGATTTGAACCGACAAATACTGCATGGCAAGCAGCAATGTTACCACTACATCATAGCCGCATGGGTGGCATACTCGGAGTTGAACCAAGAACTTATCGGCCACAACGATACGTTTTACCGTTAAACTATACACCACATACCCCACCGATACAAGGACTCGAACCTTGGTAACGGGCTTAGAAGGCCCGGACTCTATCCTCTGAGTTATATCGGTAAATAACAAGGCTCATTATAATGATTTTTGTTCATAGCAAAACACTTTTTAATAATTTGCTGTAAGAGCCTTTAAGTGCGCAAGATGGGACTTGAACCCATACGCCATTACTGGCACAGGCACCTCAAGCCTGCCTGTCTGCCTATTCCAGCACTTGCGCGAAAGCGCACGAGTATACTGTTGCTCACCAGTCACTACTTACCTTTAGTGCTCGTGCGAAAGTACCCGATATAGGAATCGGACCCATATACCACGGTTCGTAGCCGTGTGCTCTATCCGTTGAGCTAATCGGGTATATAGTACTCCACAAGGGATTCGGACCCTCACTGTATGCGCTCTGAACGCATTGCCTCTGCCGATTGGGCTAATGGAGCATATAGTGCCCAAGGTGGGAGTTGAACCCACAGTGTATCAATGTAGACGATTTTGAGTCGCCCCTGTCTCGCCAGTTGCAGCACTCGGGCATTAAAGTGCGGGTAGCCGGACTTGAACCGGCACGCCTTACGGCAACAGATTTTAAGTCTGTGGTGTCTGCCTATTCCACCATACCCGCAGATTGGAGGCTTTAATCCTCCTTTACATCGGCTCGTTCAAACTCTTCCATCAGAGTGTCTTCGGTAAGTGGATCTTCCCACTCTTCCAGGTAAATGCCAATCACATTATCATGACCGTAGTAATTGGCTACCTTCTCAAAAGCATCACCATAACACTTCGCGCCCGCAAGGCCAGATTCCTTGCGCCGCTTGTTATCCACATCATCGAAATAGTCAATCTTATAGTAATACATATTATTCTCCTTCCTGAAAGAACTTCTTAAAAAACTCCATCATTTCCTTATCTTCGGTGAAAAACGGGTCTTTTTGTTCTTGGCCTACATACTCTCCAAGTACATTACTGATTAGCTGCCCGAAGCGCCAATCTGGTACTGTGTGCCACAAAGCAGCAAGTTCCTGACAAAAAGTATCAATACGGTTTGGGTTTCTCATCTTATCCCTCACTTTCTAATAATATTATACTATAATTTTGAAAAATGTC